TAGAGCTCATAGAAAATCTCTTGCCATCACGTCAATAAGAGTCCCTCGAAGGTCAACCTTCTCGGTAGTCAAAATTACATCTTCGCAAAGCGAAAGCACGTCATCGGCCCCGAATCCGTACCTGTGGTAACAGAAGCCGTGGAAATCAAGCTCCGGAATCAAGTCAACATTAAAGATTTTCTCCTTAATGTTTTTTAAAGTGACTCCGGCGCTCTTGGCATTCCAAGACAACTCCACAGGCAAATGTTTGTCCCTTTGTCGTTGGGCCAAAACATTTTGCCAATGGTGCTCAAAGCGAACAATGAACGCGTCGCGGACAGGCTCAAGGTGGCGAAACTCGTATGCACCTCCGATAGACTTGCCCGCCATGTACTGGTCGTCGGTCAAAGACGTGTTGAAATTAGCACGCATGTTGAACCTAGCTAGCGCCTTCCCAAGAATGGGGATCGTAAGATGCTTGGTGCCAGCCGGAACAAAAAACCTACTAACAAAGGTGCAGTCAAGCAAGTACTTATAGCGAAAAGCCTTGGCCTCCATTTGGGCCTCGGCCGCTATACTGTTGTACGTCTTGGCTGCATACCTTTGCAACCCGGCAATCTTTGCCAACATATCATCGCCCAGTATCACAGCTCTACAACGCGTCGCCCCAACTCGGATCAAAAAAGCATAGAGAATGCACATGTTCCAGAAACAGTTCCTGAAGGTGGTGTCGGGGCACCCGGTTGGCATCATGTTCTCAAGGGTGGCCTTGAGCCCATGATCCAAACTTTTGACTGTGAATTCATTGGTTAAAGCGTGTAACCTAATGAACCACTCGGGTGCTCCTAATCTACGCATCAGTGCCATTTCAAGGACCATTACATCTGAACACTGCAATTTGTCATTCGAGCTGAAGTCACATTCAACATATTCTCCCTCGCCTGTGGAAACGAAATCGGTGTAGTCGGTGGGAACCTTCTTGTAAGCTAGCTTGAACTGGTATTTGCCCTCCATATGGTTGCAGCAGGCGTCGAGCCTGGACAACAACTCATTGAAGACAGGACCCGCAAGCGCATTCATCAAATCGTGAGACTTGAAAATGACTCGCGGGGCCCAGTTAGGCTTGTGCTGAACAAGAAGGTTTTCCACTTTAACAAAGATTTGCTTGCCAATGTACTCTTTGAGTGTTACATCATTGATTGACTCAAGAGCCGCGACCATGCGGGCGCGTTTCTCTTCGCCAAACTTGAGCAACCACTCATCGAATAGCATCTGGTTCCACTGGAAGGCTTGAAGCGGTTTCGGGACCAAGACTTCAACGAACTTCTGAGCTGCGTCGATGATG